CATTGACTCAAAACTGGCACTCATGGCCTGGCGCAACTCCTTTAGAGGAGTTCGTGCCTTGCGATGGGTCAGCCCATACTGCCGCTTATGTGACTTTTCCGTCACATAATATTGCTCTCGATCAAATGACTGAGAGAATAACGGACAGTCTAGGAAAAGGCCATTCACACAAGGTCGTCCATAGAAAGAGGTTCAGATTAATATCTGGATTCTCCGACTTAAACGACTATGTGTGGCCTGGCGTTCTTGGTGGTAGAGCTGGTCTATCCTCAGACCCTGGAGCTGGACCTTATTGGTACAACTTCGCGTCTTCTGGAGTAGACTACTTCACCACGTTCGATACGTCTTCTGACGTTTCGTTGCCTAGACATTGGTCAATGAATACTTCGTCCTTCAATGAGGCCCAGCTAAAGGCTGGAGTCTTGGAGAAAGCGCGGCAGCTTAAAGCTGACGTTCTTCTCGACATAGTTGAAGGTAACCAAATATGGCCATCGATTAAGTCACTTGCCCTAACGTTACCTGCCCTAGCGAAGATCGTGTCTAAAAACGCGACCCTTCACTCAGTTAACGAGGTACCAAAAGCACGCGAACTTTTCGCTAATGCTTTGCCTCGTATTGCTGTTAAGCAGGTTCCATTGTGGAACAAGGTTAGACCGTTGATGAAAACAGCGTCGGGTAGCTTTCTTGCCTGGAAGTTTGGGGTTGCCCCCTTACTTTCGGACTTTGAGGCTATCCATCACTATATGCCTAAGTTGGTTAACGAAGTAAAACGACATGCCGCCAATGACGCTCGACGCTTTAGCAGTCATGCTATCGCATCATGCGCTTATGACGCCTCGGAAACGGCACCTACAGTCATTAATGGCTATACGGTGACGGTCTGGGGAACTCAAGGTCGCGTTATTCAGCAACCTGAGGTTCGGTATGTACTTGTGGTCAAACCTAATGTGACTCCGTTTATGACCTCCTTCTTTACGAAGGCGGACTTATTCATGAGTCGGTTTGCAACATCACCTGCTAG